TTTGAGACATTCAGCCTCCATTGGCCCTCGCTCGACGTCCCGACGCGGCTCGAACTCGCAGACATCGACCTCAAGAACGCCAACCGCGACAAGGTGTTGATCGACGCCAAGGTCATCACCACCGAGGAGTCCAGGGCGCGGTACCAGGATCCAGATGTGCAGGCGTACCCGCTGGTCGCAGACGGGATGCCAGACGAACTCCTTGGACCGACGGACGAGGAGGTGGCGGCCATGGCCGCGCTACAGGCGACCCCTGCTGCTGGCATGGAGGCGGACTCCGAGGGGCAGCAGCAGGGGCCGACCTCCGCGGCGGCGTGATGGCGGTCGAGCACGTCAAGGTCCGGGGCCAAGGCGGCTACCGTTGGGGGCGTGGCGGGCGCGTCCACCGCTACGACACCGGCAGCGAGTCGGGCAAAGCCAGGGCGCGTGAGGCTGCCGAGCGCGACGGACGCGAGCGCGCCGACGCGACCCGCGACAAGGACCAGCGCCACCGCAACGAGGACGACATCCCGAAGCCGCCGCCACAAGCGCGCTCCCGGCAACTGCTGCTCCTGCTGCTCCTGCTGTGGTGGGCCGACGAGCAGCAGAAGTTGGAGCAGCGGCTTGCGCTGTGGGCCGCCTCGCGCGGCTACGGCCGAGACGGCCGCGTCTCGCAGGACGACGAGGGCGCGCTGCTGGCGCTGACCAGGCGCGGCCCGCCGCCATTCTTGCCAGCGGCCGCCGTCACGGCGCTCGCTGCGGCCGCAGCCGCCACGTCGGCCCGACGGTGGTCGGCCCTGACCTCGGACGTCGTCGGCGAGCGCGTGGCGCCGGTTGCCGCGCTCGCGGCGAGCCAGGGCTACGCGGCGAGGCTGTCCGGCTCCCCGGCGACGGTCGCGGCCTCGTTGCAGACAGCCACCGAGAAGGCCATCCGTGCGGCTGCCGCCCGCGGCGCCACCGTGCAGGAGGTGGTCGCGTCGCTGCGCACCACCACCAAGACGGTCCGGTCCCGTGTCCGCTACGAGGTCGAGGACGGCACTAACGACCTGGACGTGTCGGTCGCCGAGGAGACGCAGCGCGCCGCTGGCCTGGACGAGTACATCTGGGTCACGATGGGTGACTCACGGGTGAGACGCGAACACCGCGCGCTTGACGGCAAGCGCCAGTCCTGGAATAGCCCGCCGGCTGCTGGCCCTGGCGGCATCCGGGCGCATCCGGGCCAAGCGCCGAACTGCCGGTGTCGTGCGATGCCCGTAGCGAATCGCAGGACTCGCACTTGACACGCTCAGTTCGCCCGTGGTAGCGAATCAACATGGAGTCATGTTGACCGCCCTGGACGCCACCATCGACCGCTTCGACTTCGTCGAGCCCCGCAGCGCGCTCAAACCGCCGCGCACGCTCGGCGACGGGAGCCGCGTGTTCGAGGTCGTGGTCGCCATACCCGGCATTCAACGGTACGACCACGGCGATGAGTACGTCCCGCCCGAGACGCTGTCCGATGAGACGTACCGACGCTCTCTGATCGGCATCCCGGTTCTGGAGATGGAGGGGCGGCACCCGCCACGCTTCGTCTACCGGGCCGACACCAAGGGCGCCCGGGAGATCGGGCGCGTCATCAGCGAGCGGTGGGACGCCGAGGTCGGCAACATCTGCGAGGTCGTCATCCCCAAGGAGGCGGACGAGCAGATGGTCCGGACGCGCTTCCGGTACGTCTCGCTCGGCTACCGCATCCGGCTGGGGCCGGCTGGCGTCACGCCCGACGGCAAGCCGTACGCCACGCGCCAAGATGCGCGCTACGACGTCAACCACCTCGTGGTCACGCACAGCCCCCGCGCCGGACAGGGCGCTCAGTTTCGAACCGACACCCTGGAGCTCGATATGACCCCCGAGGAACTCGCCAAGGCGATCAAGGACGCAATCGCGCCCCTCACCGCCGACTTGGCCGCGATCAAGGAGCGCCAGGATGCCGCGCTCAAGGCGCCCGAGCGCGTGGACACCGCCGCCGACTGGCGCGCCGTGCTCGACGTCGCGAAGGCGACCGACGTCAAGATCGAGGCCAGCGACACCCTCGCCGCCGCCGCCAAGCGGGTGGCCGACAAGGTCATGCCCGAGCGCGGTGACGCGGTGTCCGACATCGGCGCTTGCCGCGCCTTCCACATCGCCGCTGGCTCGGCGCCGGCCGGCTCGGTGTGGGGCAAGATCAAGAACGAGGCCAACGGCGACGGCACCCGCCGCGACGACACCAACACCGGCAAGCTCGGTGACACGTTCACGGCCGCCGTTGGCGGCGGCAAGGAGTCCTGATGACCACCAACAGCTACGCCGGCACCCCGGCGCAGGGCCGCGTCGCCCAACTCGGCCAGATCGCCGCCGTCAAGCCGGGGCGGATCCAGCTCGCCTGCGCCCCGTCCACGGGCGCCACCGCGCAGGTGTCCACCTGCACGGTTTCCGCGAGCCCGTCGAACAGCACGACCTACTCGTTCCGCATCGCGTGGGCGAACCTGTCGCGCCTGATCGCGTTCACCACGGACGGCTCGGCGACGCAGTCCGAGTTGTCGGCCGGGCTGCTCGCCGCGCTCAAGGCCGACCCCTACGTGGCCGGCATCGGCACCTACACCGAGGCCAGCAACGTCATCACCATGACGTTCAAGGTCGGCATCACCGCGACCCTGACCGAGGTGGCGGACTCCGACAGCAAGATCGCGCTCGCGACGCCCACGGCGGCCGCCTCTGCGCCGTCTTACCCGTTCTCGCGGTTCGTGACCGTCGGCGTGCCCGTGTCGGGCTCCGACAACCCCTCGGCCGCGCTGCCGACCGCGCCGACGCCGTCCAGCTTCAACCTGGACCTGGTGTGGGCCTCGTCCACCACGTTCGAGGCCGCGTTCAACGTCATCGACCCTGACGGCAACGTCGTGGCTCTGAGCGTTTCGTTCGCGGGCGGCGCCAACGCCACCGCGGCCGGCGCGGCGGCGGTCACCGCCCTGGAGGCGGCGCTCACCGGCCTGGACGCCACCGCTGGCACCGCGGTCAGCACGGCGATCACCGTCGCGGTGACGCTGCCGACTGGCTACAACTTCGGCTTCACCACCCGCCTGTCGACGGACACGGCGGCCACCATCGTGGTCGACGACATCGTCCGCTACACCGCGCCCGGCACGATGGGTCTGGTCCTCAACCCCGGCGACCAGAACCAGGAGGGCGTTGACGCTGACACCTCCCTGGTCGGCGGCGGCATCGTCCCGGTTCTGACCTACGGTGCCGAGGTCGTCGTCCTCGACCCTGGCGCGTCCGTGACCTACGGCACCCCGGTCTACGTCGAGTTCACCGCTGGCGCGACCCGAGGCCGCCCTTACACCACCTACGCCAACGGTCGCTTCAAGCACCCGACGGCGAAGTGGGTCGTCGGCGGCTTGTCGAACCCCCTCACCGGCGAGTCGCTCGCCATCGTGGAGCTGTGATGCAAACCTCGCACGGCGAGAACACCGGGTTTGAGCACCTGCTCAACCTTCGGATGGACGCGGCCCGACGGTTCGTGGACGACCAGGGCATCCGTACGGATGCGAACCTGCCCGACCACATCGCGCGGGCGCAGGAGTTGACCGCCCTGTGGGCGCACGAGCAGATGCAGGCGCGGGCGACCGGCCCGGTCAAGACCATCCGCACGGACACCGACGAGCGCAAGTTCTTCGGGAACGTGCTGCGCGCCGTGGCTCCCGCGTGGGGCGGCCTATACGGCGGCGCCGGCCCGGTCCGCACGGACACCAACCCGACGTTCCAGCAGAACGCGCAGTTGGCCGAGCTCGGCATCACCATCGAGATCCCGCACGAGAACAACGACGAGTTGGTCATGGCGGTCCCGACCATCTCGGTGGACCCGGCCAAGTCCGACTACGCCCGCCGCACCGTGGACGTCTCCGGCAAGGCCCAGCACTTCCGGCCCGGCACGACGCAGAACCTCCCCATCGCTGGCATCACCCGCGGCGAGACGCGCGGGCGGCTGCACTGGATGTGGGCGGGCCAGCCGAACGGCTGGCTGGACAGCATGGTCGAGCGGTACGGCAACGGCGACGACGCCTCGCTCAAGGCCAAGGCGCTCGCCCGCATGTTCCAGGACGGCTACCGCGACGCCATGATGACGCGGGAGGCGAACCTCGACTACATCGCGTTCAACACGCTGACCCCGCTGTACGCCTCCGGCACCTCGACCTTCGGATCCACGGCGTTCGACACGCTCAAGGCCGAGGTCGTGCTCGTGCTCAGCCGCCTCAGCGAGGCCACCATCGGCAACGCGGTCCGCGACACCCTCGTGTCGTCCGACCGGTTCATGGCGCGCCTGCTCGGCTACGCGAACAGCGGCTCCGGCGGCAGCTTCGACGGCAACGCCTCCCGCGCTCTGATGGAGGTGTTCTCCGAGTTTGGCATCCGCCGGATCATCAAGGGCAAGGCCCTCTACGACGAGGGCGGCACCAAGGTCGACGGCATGTGGACGATGGGGACCGGCGACGAGACGGGCCTCAAGCGCGTCATCGCCATGGCCCCGGCGCCGCTCCACTCCTACGTGGACGCCTCCGGCACCACCACGGTGTGGGTCACCAAGCACGGCGGCCTCGACCTGCCCATGCAGGACCGGGTCGCGCACATCAACTGGAGCGTCACTTGAGCCAGGCAGCCACCGCCGCCGCGCCGGAGAAGCGCGTCTACAAGAACACCGGTTCGCCCATCGTCATCTCGCTCGGAGAGGGCAAGGTCGAGACGTTCGCGGCTGGCGCTCGCATCGAGTCGCCGTCCGACGACGTCACCAAGTCGCACGCCTGGAAGGCGGCCCGGCGCGCTGGGCCCCTCCAGATCACCAGCGGCTCCGACGAGTTCGGCGCGGCGGCCTGATGTCGTCCGCAGCGTGGCGGGAAGCGGTAAAGACGGCCGCGCCGGAATACGGCGCGACGTCCGACGCCACGCTGGACTTCCGCATCGACACGGCGCTCACGCTGGTCGACGCGGTCGTCTTTGAGGACGCCTACGTCCCGGCGGTCGCTTACCTCGCCGCCCACTTTCTGACGCTCGACCTCCGGGCCTCCGGGGGCGTGAGCGGCTCTGGCGTTGGGCAGGCCACGGCCGGGCCCATCACCGCCGCGCAAACCGTCCGGCTGTCCGTGTCCTACGGCCAGACCGGGGGCTCGGCGTTCGCGGCCACGACCATGACCGACGCGGCACTGATGACCACTCCGGGCGGCCTCAACTTTATGATGCTCCGCGACAGCCGCGCCAAGATCACGGCGCCGTGGGTGCCAACGTGAGCGTCGTCGTGGCCCACGAGAGCCTCAACGGCGGGCTCGCGGGGCTCGCGAGGCGGCTCAAGGCCCTGCGCGGGGCCACGGCGTCGGCTGGCTACGACGACCAGGTACACCCTGAGACGGTCGACGACCCGGAGGGGCCGCGCACCGTCGCCGAGATCGCCATGCGGAACAACTTCGGCATCGACGCGCCCGAGCGGCCCTTCATGGACATCTCCATGCGGGAGGGGCGTGACATCCTGTCGAAGTACGCCCGCGTCGCCGTCAAGAAGATGCTCGACAAGCCCAGCGTCGCCGCCATGGCGCCCCTGGCGTTGGCCATGGCCCGGAGCATCGTCGACACCATCGACAGCCAAGTCCCGCCGCCGAACGCGGCCGCGACCGTGGCGAAGAAGGGCTTCGACCACCCGCTGATCGAGTCGGGCTACATGCGCGCTAACACGAAGGCTTGGGCCAAGGTGCGCGGCTCCGAGAAGTTGGTGGAGGGCTGATGCTGCTCGCGGCGCGGTCCATCACGCTTCGCAGGTCCGGCGCGCGGACCGTCGGCACGGACGGCCGAGACGCCGCCTACACCTACACGGACAGTACCATCTCGGCGTCCGTCCAGCCGGCGTCCGGGCAGGTCAAGCAACTGCTGCTTGACGGCGAGCGCCGCCGCAGCCCCATTGAGGTCGAGACGCACTCCGAACTCCGGATGGCTGACCAGTTCGCCGGCACGCCGGGCGACCTGCTGGTAATCGACACCGTCACCTACGAACTCCAGCACGTCGAGGACTGCCCCGCGCTCGGGGGCATCCCCCGCCACTGGTACGCGGTCGCGCTGCGGCGTCAGGAGATCCGCCGATGACCACAACCGAGCAAGCCCTCCAGGGCGTCAGGTCGGCACTCAAGTCCGCCAGCGGGTGGGCGGACGCCCGCGTGCTTGTGTCGGGCTCAGGCAGCCTCGGCGCGTCGCAGTCGCACTTCACCGTCCTGGTGGCCTCCAAGCAGTCGCCGGAACTGCCCGACGTGCTGCTGAGCAACAACGCGGACCCCAAGCTCGTGACCGTGTCGAGCCGGCAGCGCAGCACGGTGTTCGTGACCATCCAGGGCCACGGGCAGGACACCGAGGCCATCCTGTCGAAGTTCGTGCGCGAGTGCCGCACCAAGCACGGCATCGGCGCCACTCTGGCGACCGCTGGCGTGGCCGTGTACGCCGTGACCGGTCCCGCCAACATCGTCTCGGCCGGCGACACGACCGCGGTGCCTCGTTGGCGAGTCACCCTGGACGCCTACGTTTCTGAGACGGGCTCCATTGGCACGGTTGGCGTGCTGGAAACCGTCGATGTGGACCTTGACTTGACGGCAGCAACCGGCGATGTTGAAGCCACCATCGTCTTGACCTACACGGGGAGCTGAGCCAATGGCGCAGACGCTCGGTTACTTTTCGGCTGGCGGACTGACGCTCACGTTGTCCGTGCAGGACTTCACGGCTCAGACGCTCGGCTTTGGCCCGGCCATCTTCGTGTCGTCCGACTCGACGTTCGACGGCACGGAGCGGTACCGCGAGTACACCAACGCCGACGACGTGGCCGCCGACTTGGCGGCCACCGAGATCAGCGCCACCGCCGCAGCGGCCGCGGTGCGCGCGTTCTCGCAGAACCCGAAGCCGAGCCGGTTCCTCATCGGCCGGCGCAACGGCGGCTCCTCCGAGGCGTGGGCGACCGCCCTGTCGGCCATCGTGACCGCGGGCGCCACCTTCTCGTGGCTGACCATCGACAGCCGCACCATCGCCGACCAAGTCGCCGCGGGCGAGTGGGCCACCGCCCGCAAGGTCATCTGCATCGTGCAGTCGGCCGACTCGTCCTGGCTCAACGCGGGCGTCCCGTCTGGCTGGACGAACCACGCCCAACTCGCGCCGGTCTACCACCCGTCCACCGCCTACCTCGACGTGGAGTGGGCCGCGACGCTGTCCGCCTACGACACGGAGGAACGTGCGGTCGCCGGCATGGTGTCGGTCGCGCAGGGCGCACTCTACTCGATGAGCTCGTCTGCGGAGATCACCGCGGCGTTCGCCAACGGCATCAACTTGGCGCTGCCGAACCAGACCGGCGGCACGGACCGCGCGATCCGGAAGGCGTTCTGTGGCGGCCCGACCAAGCGCCTAGAGCCGATCATCAACAAGTTGTGGGCGGACGCGCAGATCGTCTCGTCGTTCGACCGCACTTGGCAGGGCTTCACCTCGTCCGGCAAGCGGTTCCCGGTGACGCAGGCGGGCTTGGATCTCATCCTCGCCGACCTGGAGGCCGTGGGCGAGAAGGGCGTCCGCCTCGGCTACTTCACGCCGCAGTCGGGGCTCGACAAGGGCTACGCCTTCTCGGGCACGGTCAACGCCTCCACCAAGGCCGTCACCGTCACGGGCCGGTTCGGCAACTTGAACAGCATCGAGTCGGTTTCCGTCACCGTCGATATGACCGGGGCATGATGATCCATGGCTGACCACATCCACAACATCGCAGGCCACTCCGTCGTCATCAGCGCCGTGCCGGGGTTCGCTGGCGCGATCCTCACGCCCTCCGGTGAGGACGACTGGATCGACATCACGCCGCCCGTCTTGTCGGAGTCGTACGACGACAACAACGGCGACAACGTCGAGTCGGTCAACCCCGTCCGCACCGCGGAGGCAACGATCACCTGCGGGGAGTACAGCGAGTGCTACCGGCAGTTGTCCGGCCTGCTGGCGGCGCAGCGGGCGGCGATCCGGCTTCGCATCCCGTGGACGAAGCCAAACTTCCGGTACTTCAACCCCGACAACGGGACCGTGACCACGGCGCTCGGCGTGTTCGTGGTGGAGCGCCCCAACACGGGCGGCGCCCGGAAGTCCGCTGAGCGGACCTTCAAGTTGCGCCTCACCAAGTACGACATCCTCGACGCCACGCTGCTGACCGGGGTGCCGTGATGGACGTGCACGAGATCAACGGCCGGAGCTTCACCTCGAAGTCGATAACGCCGCCGACGAAGGCGAACCGCATGGCGCGCGAGATGGTGGCCATGCTCGGTTCCAGCCTCAGCGGCGCGCTCGCGGGCGTGGACGGGCTCGACGGCGCCGAGATCGCCAGCCTCTTGGCCAACCTGGACGACCCCAAGTTGGACGCCTGGCTGCCGGAGATGTGCCGCCACGCCTTCATGCTGGACGCCGCTGGCAACCCGATCCCCGTCGATCCCGACCGGTTCGCGTGGTCGGACCCGTACGAGATGATCGTCGTCGCGGCGATGGTGGCGAAGAACAACGGTTTTTTTACGCTGGCTGGTACCTTGAACAGCCTCGCGAAGATGATGGGGATCGAGCGCGGACCCCGCCCCGCCGACTCCTCCGAAACTTCGACCTGAGCGGGGCCGCCGGGGAGTGGTTCATGTGGCGGCTCGTCGTCGCGGAACTCGGCATCTCCTACGGCGACGTGATGAACATGAGTCTCGGCGACATCGTCAAGGCCAACGTCGCGCTCGACCTGACGGAGTGGTACACTAGGAACCCGCCCGAGAACAAGCATGGCTGACACCGTCCTCGAACGCTTCCTGGTGCAAGTCGGCCTCGACGCTGACCTTGCCTCGCTGCGCGAGGTCGAGCGGCTGCTCAAGTCCATCAAGTCGTCCGGCGGGTCGCGGGCTGCGACCAAGTTGGCCAAGCCCGGCGAGGCGCAGAAGGCGTCCGACAAGGCCGCCAAGGAGGCCACGCGGCAATTCATCATGCGCGCCAGGGCCGAGGTCAAGGCGAGGCGCGACGCCGACCGTGTCGCCGCGCAGGCCGCCAAGGCAGCAGAGCGCGCCAGCCAGGCCAGGGAGCGCGAGTGGAGGCGCGAGGCGGCCGCCCGCTCCCGCTACGAGCAGCGCATCACCGACCAGCGATTCAAGATCAACGACAAGGAGTTCCGCAAGGCCACCGCAGAGGGGGACAAGCGCGAGAGGCAGCAGGCCGCAGCCGCCATCCGGGTCGCGAAGATCAAGGAGCGCCTGCGCGAGAAAGAGTCCAGGGAGCACAAGGTCGAGGAGGCGCGCCGCGCTCGCGCCGCCAAGAAGTACATCGAGATCGTCCGCGACGGCTACGTGGGGCTCATGGCGCTCGCGGCCGGCGCTGGCGCCATGCTGGCCCGCATGGTCAGCACGTCGTCGACCGAGATTGAGGACAACCGCCGCTTGGGGCTGGGGCTGGGCCTCGGCACCCAGGGCGCGTTCGAGATGCAGCACGTCTTCCAGTCCATGGGCGCCGACGTCAACGACGTCTCCGACGCGCTCCAGACCTTGTCGGACTACTCGCTGGAGGCCCTGGCCGGGAACGAGGAGTGGGTCAAGACCTTCAAGGCCGCCAACGTCCAGATCGGCGACCTGCGCGACAAGCGCCCCGACGAACTGCTGGAGGTGCTGGCCGACTCCATCTCGGGGCTCGCCAACGCGGAGGACCGAGCCGCGGCGGCCGCCCGCATCTTCGGCGACGACGTCGGTCGGAAGTTGCTGCCCCTGCTCACCATGGGCGGGGACGCGGTCCGCGAACTCCGGGAGGAGTACCGCGAGTTCGCCGGCATCGTGACCGAGGAGGCGGCCGAAGCCAACGGCCAGTTCGTGATCTCCATGCGGCGCGTGTGGCTGGGCATGAAGGGGCTTCAGACTCTGTTCGTGACCACTATGGCGCCGAACCTGCGGGAGATGGCCAACAACTTCCTGCTCCTGTGGAAGGCCATCGTCCCCTACACCAAGTCGGAGACGTGGAAGTGGGCGGGCCGCCTCGGCGAGTCGCTCCAGTTCCTCAGTTCGCCGCTCGGGCGGACGCTCGCGACGACCGCCGGGCTCGTGGCGTTCGGCGCGGCGCTCAAGGCCATTTACGGCACCGCAAAGCAGCTCCCCATCGTTGGGACGATGCTGACGCAGATCGGCGCGGCCGCTGCGGTTATTGCCAAGCCGGTTGCGATCCTGACGCTGCTGTACCTAGTTCTTGAGGATCTGTACTACGCATCGCAGGGGTACAACTCCGTCTCCGGGGAAATGGCCAAGCAACTCGGCGTAGACGAAGAACTGCAAATTGCACTGTTCGGACTGGTAGAACTGTTCAAGTCTGCCGCGTTCTTTACTTGGGAATTCGCCAATGCGATGACTGTCGGCATTGGCAACGCATTGATTATGGCTTCTAAGCTTAGGCCATTCCTTGAGCCCTTCATAAAGTTATTGGATTCTGGCGTGTTCGGGGCGTCTGGCATGGCGCTCGGCTACGGCCTCAAGGTCGCCACAAACCAGGGCGGCGCGGGCGAGGAACTCCAGACCGGCGTCAAGGGCGGGCTGCGCCTCGTTGGGATGGGCGGGCTGTCTGCTGGGGCTGCGCTCGACGAGGGCGGCTACTTCCTTCGCACGGCCACCAGCGACCGGGCCGGCTGGAAACGCCAGGGCGGCGGCTTCGCGCCCATGATGCGCAGGATCGGCATGGCTGGGCAGGCGGCCGTCGAGACGGCGCCTGGCGCGATCCAGAACTTCTCTATCAACGTCACGGTCCCGGCTGGCTACCAGTCGCCGCACGAGTTGGCCGGCGCCATCGCCGTCCAGGTCAAGGGCCAGACTGGGATGGCGCCGAAATGACGCTCCCAACCTCGGACGACAAGTTCACCTACGTCATCGTCGGCGACACCACCGACTACATCGCCATCGACGCCGTCCCGAACGCGGGGGAGCAGTCGGCATGGTCGGTCACGGACCACCCCATCGGAGGCCGACTCAAGCAGGAGCACAGCCAGGCGCAGCCGGTCAACATCAACATCTCCGGCATCATCAGCGACCTCCCGCCCGACTGGTCGAGCGACCTGCCCGGCCCCGAGCGCCAGTTCGAGGTCCGGCGACGGCTGGAGTCGCTCGCGACCTCGACGACGTTCACCGTCATCATCCCGGGCCGGATCCAGCGCGAGAACTGCATGTTGACCAGCCTCAGCGTCGGCGTCACCGTCGGCGGGCACGTCACGGTCGACCTGAGTTTCAAGCAGGTCGAGTTCGTCGAGTCTGCGGTAGAGCAGGTCACCTTGCAGCGCAGGAGCGGTAGCGGGGCAGGCGGCCGCAAGACGTCGGACCGCGGCGCTGGCGGCACGAGCGGGATTCAGCCCGGGTCGTCGCTATACAACGGCGGGAACGTGGCGAGGACCACCTGGGGCGACCTGCTAAGGGAGGCGCAGTGAGGTCTTACGACATCACCCAGGCCGTCGAGGTCCTGATCTCCCCCGGCGACGACGAGCAGTTCACCGCGCCCTACACCCTCGGCGGCGTCGAGGTGCTGCTGGAGTTCGCGTGGGCACCCCGGCTGTCGTCCTGGCGGCTCATCACCCGCGCGCCGAACGGCGACGTGATCGCCTCGTCGCGCATCTCGCCGGGCGCGACGCTGTGGCCCGACATCACTGACCCGCGCCTGCCCCGTGGGCTGCTGTACGCCGTTGGGGTCGACCCCTACCGCCGCGACGAGCTCGGGTCCGCCGTCCGGATCGGGTTCATTCCGGAGGTCGCGTGACCGGCAACCGGAAGTTCGGCCGCGTGGTCGCCGTGCAGGTCCAGCCGCAGTCCGGGGCTCCGCTCCGGGTCGAGGGCCTCCGCATCAGCGCGACCGTGCGCCGCGCGCTCGGGGAGGCTGTGGACGACGCCGAGGTGGTCATCTACAACCCGGAGGACACCGTCCTGGCCATCCTCCGCGAGGGCGCCGTAGTCCGGCTCCTGGCGGGCTACGGGACGCCGTCGGAGATCATCTCCGGCGGGGTGTCGCCGCTGTCGGTCAAGTTTCGGCGCTCGGCCCCCAACCCGACGGTGACGTTCGGCGTGCAGGACGGTGGCGTGGCGCTGCGCGAGGCCCCGCTGTCCCTGTCCTGGTCGGAGTCGGTGAAGGCGTCCGCCGTCATCAACCGCATCCTGCTGTCCTCGACGCTGGGGCGCGGCGTCATCAGCCTGGACAACGACGTCGAGTACACGCGGGGCCATGTGGTCTACGGATCGGCGCGCGACGCGCTGATGTCCATCGCGCGGGACTGCGGGTGCGAGTTCACCGTCCAGAACAACAACATCAACCTCTGGCCCAAGGGCGGCGAACGCCTCCGGTCCGCGGTGGTCATCTCGGAGGCGACCGGGATGCTGGACAACGCCGTCGCGGGCGAGAATGGCTCCTGGGTCGTGTCCGTGCTGCTGGAGCCGAGCATCCGGCCCGGCGACGTCGTCCGGGTGAAGGACCCCGGCATCTTCGACGGCGTCCTCCGTGTACAGGAGGTCACCCATCGGGTAGACTCAGGTTGGGACAACAGTTTCACCACCGAGATCACCGGGTTCCCAGCGTGAGAACGGTCCAGCCGAACTTGTACGAGTCCATCCGAGGCGTCGCCTCGGAGGCGGTCGGGCACGTCCTGGTGTCGATCACGGCCACGGTGCAGTCCTACGACCGCACGTCGCAGACGGTCACGGTCGACCCCGACGTCAATGGCGCGTTCGTGCTGTCCGACGGCACCGAGGTTCCCGAGAACTTGCCCGTCATCGGCGGCGTCCCCGTGATGTTCCCGGGCGGAAACGGCGTCAGCCTGACGTGGGACCTCGCGGCCGGCGACCAAGTCCTGCTCATCATTCGCGACCGCTCGCACGACGAGATCGACTCCGGGGTCGCGCAGCGGCCCGTCACCCCGCGCTCGCGCCGCCGGTTCTCGCTGGCCGACGCCGTCGCCATCCCGCAGTTCAAGGCGCCCAACGCCCCGCTTGCGGCGTCGGCGGTCGGCGCCAACAAGGTCGTGCTCGCGCTGCCGTCCGGCTACACGCTGCGCGCCGGGTCCTCGTCGAGCGACAAGGCACTGGCCCTGGCTCAGCAGGTGGCCACCAAGTTGGCCGCCATCGAACTCGCCATCAACACTCTGGTGCTGCCGGTGTCGGGGCCCACCGCTGGGCCCCCGGCCGTTCCGCCGTTCACGACGACGACCACCACCAGCGACGTGGCATCGACCCGCGTCTTCGCGGACGCCTGATGGCCTGCGT